GGGAGTCCTTCCCATCCCTCAACGATGCCCGTTACCACTGACTTGATAAGGTCATGCGGCAAACGGTCAGTTGCGGCAGTGAGGTCGGTAGATACAATGATGTGGTCGGGACTAGTGTCCGCCACCATCTTTTCTACCGCCCCACGGCGGTCTCCCTTAAGGAAGGCCGAACAGGGCCCCCAACGAGCGACTGCTCTAAGCATCGCCTTGTTGAGGCAAGTACCTGCCACCGTTGCGTGGGCTTCGGGAGCGGATACAATCCGCTGCTTCCAACCACGTTCCGGCACGCAGGTAACCCTGTTCCGCAAAGGCATTGTCGCCGTCCGCCAAGCAGCGGCACGGGCAACGTCGAGGGAGCCCTTGTGCATCCGCTCAGACTCTACTTCGAAATCGGAGTAGGGTTCTGAATAATCTTGGAACAGAATCGCGTCCGGTCGTGACCACATCTCCTGAGGGAGAGTGCCAATCCACTGACGGTGTTCTGTCCTCGTTTGTTCGCGAGTCCCCCCCTTCCTTCGCGTTGACGCAAAGGAAGCGGAGGGAGTTGGAGACACTGCCTCCAACAAATCGGTCGACTTTAGGCACTTGCGTGCCCAAAATCGAGCGAACTCACGTGCGGAATTCAAGAGGCCGCTGTCAGTCGTCGGGCGGGATAACATGGCTTCCCGGTGCGCGATAAGCGACCGGGATTTGACCACGTCATCACCCGCCGGCAGGGATCGTCCCAAAAAGGCCAATTGGTCTAGAGAATCAATTCTCTGGTCACCAATGAGGATTTTTCGGACAAGGAAACGAGTGGATGGTGGCATCGGCGCGCCCGTAAGGGCGTGAAGCCGAGCGCCACCCGCCGCGTCCTTGAGCCACTTCATCGTGGCCCCGATACCCTGACGGCCCGAGGAAAGCACCAACCACCTAGCGAGCTTTGTAAGCTCAATAAGGCGCTTGTTGCTAAACCGGTCCTTACCAAACTTGGTAGGGAGGGGTTTCCACGCGGCACTGACAGCAAGAATGGACTCCCAGGCAAGCTCCAAAAGCTTTGCCTGAGGCAAGGAAAAGGGGGTTAACCCAAGGGACGCAGAGACATAGTCTCTACGCGGAGGTACCTGAGAAGGTGCCCGGCGCAGCTTACTGCCCGTGGCACCGACTCTCCCACGTACCGCCTCGTTCGCGTTCCACCACAGGTCAATCCTAGGATTGGCTTGCAATGTAGTCTTTCGAGGCG